GAACCTGCCCCGGAGTGAATATTGGTGTTGGCTGTGATGTTGGTGGTGACTGTTCTGGCCATTAGTAATTAGCATCGACCTGGACATCGTGCGTGCCCAAGATGGCAGCATCCAGAGCCACATCAGCCACGCAGGCACCCAGATAGATGGTGGGGATGACGGTGGTAGCGATGGATTCGCCTCCGGAAGACTCGCGGAACAGGCAATGATGCATGATGAACGATGTGGGGATGCTGTTTATTTTTATGGCCGGACCACCACCAGCGCCTGAGTTTATGAAACTGCATCGATGCGCTTCTATGGTGGCGGCGCCGTTGAGGTCCATGACGGCTTCATTTTCACCGCCATCGCGGATGAAGACGGAGTCGTACAGCTTGAGCGTGCCGGTGGTGACGTAGAAAGTGCGACCCTGGGTGGTGAACAACGAGCCAATCACCTCGATGGTACCGGCAGTAGATTGGATGATTATGACTTCGTCGTAATTGTTGTCGGTGACGCAGTTGACAAAGCGCATGGTATCGGTGGCTGTGTCTGTACGGATGACCGGGTCGTTCTCGCCGGTGATCTTGAGATTCGATATCGTGACCTCAGCGCCGTTATCGATGGCTGCTTGATTGGAGGGGGAGATCAGGTGGGCGGTGTGACCAGGCGCATATCCGGAGATATCAACGTAATCGTACAGAGTGAGCGATTCCTGGTATTCACCCGGCGCCACCATGACGAGCCAGCGGCTGTCGGCTGCCGGCGTCTCCCCCTGGGCGGCGTCGATGGCGGATTGGATGGTCGTGTAATCGCCGTTGCCTAAAGAATCGACGTGCATGATCCTGGAACCGTAGAGCTCGGTACCTATCAGGACTCGATCTGGATTGCTCATTTTATATAAAACTCCAATAATGATTAGGAAGAAGATAAGAAGAGAGATAAATGCGGCAAAGTTAATGTAGTTCATATTATCCTCAGGTAAAGCCTGGTGGGGCGGATGGCGCGCCCCAGGCGATCAGCAGGCATTCCGATTAAGAAATTACACAAGAAAATCTACACAATCTGCCATCGATAAAGATCAGAAGGTGGGAGAAGCGGGATGGGACCCCTCTCCCTGCGAGCTCGAAGGACGGGAGGTTATCCTTCGGTGAAGGTCAGGAGGATGGTGAAGTCAGCGGCTGCGGTGCCGGCAGCGCCGTCGTAGTCCAGGGCGATAGAAACGATTGTGCCATCGGCGATGTGGGGAAATTGATCGCCTACAAAGTCGGTGCGCTCCCATTCGGCAGGCGTGCCGCTGTCGCCGATCACGGCAGCGACAACATAAGCGTCATCGTCGGCGCTGGTGCCGACCTTGAGGGTGGCGTCGGAGTCGTTGGAAGCCACTGCGGAAACGTGGATCAGCTGGCAATCAAAGGGCACTGTCCACTCGATGAGATGGTTGGCTGCCAGGGTACCGGCTGTGTGGAATGAGACTGTAAAAATGCGGTTCATGGTAAGAACTCCTTGTAAGTTGTCAGTTGACAGTTGTCAGTTATCAGTTGTGGGAGCCGGGTGTCGGGACCAGCTCCCAATTCCTATAGTGGATTTTTTACTTAATATCGTCAAAACACCCGATCACTTTTAGACAGTAAAAAATATCGAGTTAAGTATGATTAGTTTTATGAAAAATAATAATGCTTCCGGCAATCCGGATTAAGCAACGTTAGCCTTGTACAGGTTGCGGTAATCCACCGGGCCTGCGGCGAAGAAGTAGCGCACCTTTACGGGCATGGTGTCGTTGGTGAACATGAGACCGGCGGTGGGACTGGCCACGCTGAAGACCTCGGGGACTCTGCCGTAGCGAAAACCGAGCCCGATGGTGGGATAAAGCCTGGGATCGCCTGAAGCTGCCCAGTTGTTGGTGTCCGTCCACAGATCGACGACGATCACCCTTGAGCGGGCAAAGTTCATGCGCGCGTTGAACTCGTCGCCTTCGGCGAAGGCATTGGCGGGACCGGCGGGGGCATTGGACAGGGCGTAAGTGTAATCGTACTCGCTGGCCAGGACCTGCAGGGCGGTAATCTCCAGATCGGGGGGAACCAGCAGGAATTTAGGCGCTGTGAGGGCTCCCAGGCGCTCGCTGCTGTTGACCTCGGTCATCTTGCGCATGGCGGTGCGAGCTGCAGCGTAGGATGATACAGAAAGGGCGCTCGTTCCCAGGTTGCCATGCGTGGAATGGAAGAGAGCCAGGGAATCGGACAGCGTAGGACCAACGCCCGAATTGGATGTGAAGATGTTGGAGATGGACTTCGAGAGTGTGAGCCAGGCTGCCTGAGCAAGCGCACGCGGCGCAGCACGCAGCCGGCCGGTGTCGTCCTTGTCGATGGCTTCGATGGTAAGACCCAGGTAACCGCCTTTCTTGACGAAGCTGTCGGACTCCTTCTGGTCGTCCCAGGTTAACTCGGTATAGGCTGCACCTTCGGTGACGGTGGGCAGCTCACCGACGCCGCCCAGCACAATCCACTTGGCATCCTGCAGGCTGTTGAAATCCTCGATGTTGACGATGGGTGCCCACCACTGAGGATAGTTTTGAAATTCAGCCATCACCCGTTTATTGAGCAGATCGGCGGTCAGGTTTGCCATGGTTGATGTGGTGACGTTGGCGAACTGGATCCTATCGGGCTGAAAAACGCCGGTCATGTCGTAGTCGCCGCTGAGCAGGGTATAGAGCTCGCGGATGCCGGAAAGAGGGCGGGCGCTCTTTGGGGTGGTGCCGTTGAGCAGTGCTTCGAAGGCTTCACGGATCTGGTCGAGGGAATTGCTCAGACCTGATACCTGTCCGGCGCGCGGCGCCACGCCTCCGACCTGGATGACGTTGTTCTCCTGCAGGGAAGCCAGGTAAGCGCGTTCCCTGTCAATGGCGGATTGGACTTCCGTTGGGGAGAGGTATTCGTTGGCCAGGAGATGGGCTTGCGATTCTGCCGGAAGACCCGAGGCGCTGATTATGGCTTGGGTTGTAGATACGCTAAGGGCGCGCAGCCAACTATCGGCGGGGTCTGGTTTTGGAGTTTCGATCGCTGGTGCTGCTTCGACCGGTGGTGTGGGGGTTGGTTCTTGTTCTTCGGTTGGGGTGGTTAGTTCTTCGGTCATTGGGTTAGCTCCTAAAGATGAATTATTGGGAATAAGTTCTGGGGGGCGTCCGGCGCTTCGATCGATATGGATTCCGGCGCCGGGGACGGCGCCTCGACCGGTTTGGGGGACAGCGACTGGATCAGGGGGGGGATAATTGGGAATAAGGGTGGGGGGTTGTCCGGCGCTTCGATCGATATGGATTCCGGCGCTGGGGACGGCGCCTCGATCGGTTTGGGGGATGGCTGGCGACATGATGTCGCCTTGTAAGGCTGCCGACATGATGTCGCCTTGTAAGGCTGCCGACATGATGTCGCCATGTAGGGCGGCTTGAGCATGGGGATGGGAGTCGTCGGGGGTAGGATATTGACTGATTGGATCGTTTAATGGTCTGTGGGAGGCCTCCTTTTGGGATAAAGCCGAGAGCGCCTGCAGCACGCGGCCATCGGCTGCCGGTTCGAAAACCAGGTCAACCGATTCGACGTGCTTGATGCCTACGATTCTCCTGGGATCGTCGTGATCGTCGCGAGGCGCCCATTGGGGATAGAAGACGATCGAAAGGCCAACATCGGGGGGATCTTCGTCGACCAGTACCTGGTCGAACAGGTTGGCCATGGCAGCGCCGGTGCCGGTATCGTACAGCTTGATCTGCCCTTCGATGGCCTGATCGGATGGATTCCAGGAGACGTTCTGAGTGACACCCGCCAGGTTGTGGAGGGAAGGGTAATCGAAGAAACCGGCATGGTCGACGAACACGGACTTGCCGGTAAATAAACCCTGCGCGGCGGCGGCGGACAATGCCCCTGGTTCGATGATGATATTGGATAACGCGTTGCCGCTGCCGCGCACGCGGCCGGCGCGTACATAGCGGCAGGAGAAGACACGCTGAGTGAGATTAGCGCGCAGCTTGCCGGTCTGCAGTCTAAAAGGGGGAGTTTTCTGTGGTCTACTTTCCATTATTGCACCTCGCCGCTCTGACCTTCGTTCGTCTGGGCTTCCCTGAAGATCTGTTGGATATTCTCCTCGGACAGCGGCTCCCCTGAAAACTTGAACGCCATCCTGAGCATTTGTTTTGTGTACTCCTGCGACCTGCCGGGAAGCTGCGATGCCAGGGTCTGCAGCCCGCTCATGATGTCCCTGGTAGACCTGGCCAACGATTCGTTGTCCGATCGCGAGATATCGGGCAGCGAGACGGCGAAAAGCAGCGCATAATTGTTCGAAGCTGTCCTGCGGGCTCTGTTCAGCTGCACCGCTCTCTGGTAGGCGTGGTAGACGATATCCTGCAGGATGAACGTAAAGTACCGCTGCCTGCGCAGCAGGTGCCGCTCGGTGGGGGCCTGCATGGCGGTAGCTGTGGCCAGGTTGGCTTCTCCGGACTCGCCGCGCCAGTGGGGGGGATATCCCGATCCGGCGTCGATCATGCCGCGCACCGCTCTAAGATCGTGGGAAGCGTCGGCGCCGCGCAGGGTGGGCGTTGCGACCTCCCATTTCTCCTCTTCATCTTTGACCACGATCGATCCGGCATCCGGAGCTGTGCGGTACTGCTCCCGCTTCTCCAGGACCTTGTTCGTTGGGACTGTGACCACCCACAGGAAGGCGCGTACGGCCCAGTGAAGGCGGACGCGGTCTTCCAGCATGCGCGAGTAGCGCAGCAGCCAGGGGATCATGGTCGTCAGGTCTGACTCTCCCATCAATGCGCCGATGGGGCGGTTTACGGAATAGTGCAGCATGATGGCGGGTTGCTCGGCGGCGTCCGGATGGTTGGGGGAATACCACCTCTTGGGTTCGCCCTGGTCCTGCTGTTCGTAGTAAGCGATCTCTGTTTCCCAATCGTTAGGTGCGGTCTCGATTTTGGTAATGCGGTCCTTGGTGACGAAACGCAGGTAGGACATGCCGTCCTGCTCGTTGCGGAACAGCAGAACGAAGAGATCCCCCGACCTGGACAGTTCGTCGCACATCCCGGGAAGGCGCAGGCTGATGCGGTTTTTGGGATGGTTCCAGAAGGTGTTGATGAATTTATTCAGGTTCCTGTTGGGACTGGACAGCTCGATGTGGTCGCCGACCACGTAATCGGTGGTGATGCTGATGATGCGCCAGGCGATGGGGTGCTTGCGCCAGGCCAGGAGCGCATCCTGGTACAGCTCGTAGATCTGGGCCTGGTCGTAGTCGTGAGGTCTGCCGGTCAGTGAAGTCCAGCCCGGGGAGTCGTCCACCTGGGAGGTGACGCTGGCCTGCTGCTGTTTGATGTCACCGGCGAAAATGCCCGATAAATAATTCCTGAAGCGGTCGTAGGGGTTCATGTTTTATGCCTCCAAAATTACTCGCAAAAGTGTTCTGTCAGGTAACATACTTGTTACACAACGATATTTGACAGAACACTAAGTAGGATCATAAATATTCTGTAACGTCATACTGAGCCCTTCGACAGGCTTAGGATATCCTTAACGAAGGATCTCCTTCTTGGCCAGGCTGAGATCCTTCGTCGCAAAGAACGCTCCTCAGGATGACATTCATCAGAACTTTTGTGAATGCACTTAGTCTTCTTCATGGTCGTTGGCTATTTTTCCCATTCGGCGTAGCGTTGTCGATTACGTACCACATCCGTAGTTTTATAATCAATCGGAGCATCCCAGTTTTCTTTGATGCTGAGGATCAACCAGCCGGGACCATGTGCCCAGCCTTTGCGGACTGCAAACTCGTAGTAGTCGACGTGCGTCTGGATAAATTCGACATCGAATTCATCGACGACCTTGCGCGCTGTTTTGCCGTAAACGCCGCGGCTGCGCAGGGTTTTTAGTACGTTAAGTTTAGTAGAGTCAAGTAAAGGAGAGTCATTATTAGACTCACTTAACTTACTTAACTTAACCTGGTGTCCTAATTTCTGGACCCGCGCTTCATAAACGAAAGATTGTCCAGATTTATGTCTGACGATCAATTCCGCTTCAAGAAGCTGCTTGACTGCTGTGAACGCAGATTGCCTCGACAAACCGGTTATATACTCAAGATCCCTGATCGAAGTAGGTGAATTGTCTCCGATTTGTACGTGGTTGTAGAGGATCACGATCAGGATCTTTAATTCCGATTTACTGAGTTCGGGTAGTAAATCTATCATCTCCGGGGGCAGCCAGGTGCTCTCCGGAAGAGTAAATCCATTAAAATCTGTCAAGTTTTTTTCCATAATTTACCTATTCTAATTTTCTGAACGGTCGTACCAGAAATCAGAACAGCTACCTGGACGGGACCGTGACTGAAACATAAAAATTCATACGCCTGGGAGAATAAATAGAACGCAATTTACTGGTTCCTCCACGGATTGTCCACAGCTTATCCACAGGTATACACGAAGTCAGCGACATGGTTCTGACTGGTCATTAAAGGTTCCGTTTGGCTAAAAGCTGCCGTCCGTTGTAGGAAAACAGGACCCATCTGTCCGGATTGTGGTCGATCTTGATCCAGACCTCGTCGGTCCCGGTGATATCCTGCAGCTGCACCACCTGGCTGGATTTCACTTCGTCGACGATGCGCGCTGTTACACATGGATGGTCGAATACGTGCAGGGATGCAGGCAGCACGATATATTTGGGCGCTTCGAATACAGTGGGCGGCTCCGGTGGTGGGGGAGGGGGTTCAGGGAGGGGAGATAATTGGTAAGTTTCCCTGAATTTCGCCAGGCTGCCATTAAAGCGATCGAGACAGATGTCTGTTGATCCACCTGTTGGGACTCCGAATGTGGCGCCCAGAGCGTTTCCCTTCGCTGAATGCTGCCAGAAGGACCAGGTCTTTTTGTGGTTGCTCCATTCGCGCGGCAGCTGCGGCTTGCTGGCTGTGGTCCAGTGGGCTATCCACAGCTTGAGTCTCCATGCGTAATCGGTCAGCGGAAGTTGAGAGTCAAAAAACCCCGGACTGGTGTAGATCATCAGACTACGCGGTGTGATCAGCTCAGCCACACCTCTGCAGAACTTGGCCAGGGCGTTGTTGGTGTCGTTCTTACTCAGACCGTCATCCGTTTCGATATCCACCACGGCTTCCAGCTCGAACGGATACCTGTTGATCAAGTCCACGAACAGGTCCATCTGCGCTTTCCAATCCTTGCCGGGCTTGAAATAGTGATAAACACCACGCGGTATACCCAGCCTGGCCGTCTCCTGCATGTTGCGATCGAAGCAGGCGTCCGTCTGTTTGTTACCTTCGGATGATCTGATGAAGGTGAAGGATATCCCCTGCCTCAATGCCTGCTCCCAATCGATCTTTGCCTGGTATTTACTGACGTCTATGCCTGTGACTTCGTGGGTCGTCATGGTTGGTCTCCTTTTTTGGGGGAATGGATTTCGCGGATACAAGTGTGTAGAATGATTTTTTCACGTAATGGAATGCGGTGAGAGTGGTTATTGTGTAAAACAGCGCCTCCCAGGGGGAAGCCAGCCATCCAGCAGCCCTTCTTATCACCTGGCAGCGGTCGGGGAGAGGCGAAAGCGAGCGGGGTGCTTATCATCAGAACACGTCTCCCAAGTTGTCGAGGGGGTCTTCGGCTGCAATGATCGTTGATACGGCGTGGCCCCAACTCATCTCGTCGAGCAGGGCGCACAGGGCGGCGGAGATGACCAGGTCATCGTGGATGATTTCGCCGGTGGCGGGGTCGCGTGTGCCGTCCGGTACGCTCCATTTCATGGTGCGGTTCGGACCCGGGTTGATTTCCATTTGGAGATAAGCGAGCTGCTGCCAGAAAGCTGCTTGTACTGCGTCAGATGGAGTGTGAACGTAGTCCTTGAAGCGCCCAGTCTCAACTACGGCCAGGAAGTCCCACCCGAGTTGTGATTTTGTGGCGGTGTTGAAGGTGAAGGGCAGCACCTTCCGGGGGTAGACTTTTTCGAAAAAGGAAGCCAGACCGGCGCCGACCCCGGTTGCGTCGATGACCAGGCAGCGCGGCTGCCAGATTTCGGCCAGTGCCTTGATCTTTCCGTAAAGCGTGGAGTGTTTCAGGCCGGTCCATTCTTTACGCTGGCGGACCAGGTAGCGCGGGGCGTAGATGAGCTCGTCTTCGAGGGTGACCAGGTCAACCTCTACAATCGTCAGGGTGGTGCTGTCGCGGTTCTTGTTCATCAGGTCAAAACGGTCCTCGGATACGTCCATGGTGGCGCCCTCGTCTTCGCCGGCGACGTCGATCAGGAAGGCGTAAATCACCCCGCTTTCGGGCTGCAGCAGCGGGGGGTGCTCCCCACGCATAAGCGCCTGGCGCTCAGCTGGGAACATGCCGCCCTCAGCGTCAATCTCCTGGCTGAAGTATTGGGTCTTGATGAAGGGATGATTACGACCGAGCTTCCGGATCTCTCCGGCGACGAACACGCCGTAGGCGGGTACCTCCTGGGCGACCTGATCGGCGTCGATTTCGAATACACGCTGGATGCCGTCCCGGGACTGGGCTTCGAGGGCGGCGCGTTTCTCACGGGCCAGGAGCGTGGTGGAGGTCCAGGCGGTGCCGAAAAAGGCACGCGTGGCGTTGGTGGAGGCTGCCATGGGGTTAATTTCCTTGTCCCATTTCATGATCAGCACTTCCTGGGCTTCGTCGCACATTAACAGGGTGGATGCAGTCGCCCCGACAATATTGGCGGAAGGCTGACCCGATAGGAAATAAATGCGCGCAGTACCCACACGATAGATGTAGCCTTGTTCTTTCTTCCAACTGCAGACGCTGCCACAGGTGAGCAGGTTGCGCTCCAGGACTCTTTCCAGGCGGCGCATGGCGTTCTGAGACTGGGGCTTCCAGGTCGGCGATATCTTGACCATCTCGGCGGACAGCCGCTGCAGCAGGGTCAGCAGGTAGGTTTCGATCTGAGCCTGGAGCTCGTTTTTTCCAGACTGGCGCGGGAAGATGATCACGAATGTCAGACCGAGGTTCATGGTGACCGATTCTACGATCGCAGCTGCCACACATTGCTGGTAGGTCCTCAGCCTGGTGCCTGAAGCGTACTCGCTAAAAAGCAGTACGCTGCGAAGCATGCTGCGGAGATGGGCGTACATACGGGGCATTGAGTCATGCTGGTGTGATTCATTATGTTCAAGGATGATTGGCGTTTACACGTTTTAGTTCAAAACAGGAACAACGGGTTCAAGCAGCCGCTTTTGTACCGGCGTAAGCGTTCCAGATATCGACTATGATGTCGTAAATCTCGGAATCGGTCATGTCGACTCTGGCGTTATCGTGGACAATGATCCCATGTGCGAGCAGCCGACTGTAGCGGATGGGATGCTGCAGGACGCTGCGGCTAAATGCGACCCTGGCAGCGTCGAGATCTGCGTCACCCGAGGGATCCTCAACATTGATGTCGATCGCCGCATCTACGGCTGCCATCAAGACGGTGACCAAAAAGATCTCGTTATCAGTGATGAAGTTGTATCGCTGGGTATATGTTAGCGGCATTGGTTACTCCTTGTTTTGACGTTGGCACGATAATTAAGGCCTGTACTCAATCAATCCAACTTTGATTTGTAATTTCGTGGTTTCCGCCTGACCTGGCAGGTATTTCACCACAAAGGCACAAAGCCACAAAGCCACTAAGTAGCACAAAGGTAAAATATTAAAAACTTGGTGTTTCTTGGTGCCTTGGTGACTTCGTGGTGAGATAATGACTCGTGAAAAGAACACGAGTTTTCAGTGGGTGGAGAAAAGGTAGTAGTATCCACATGATTAAATTTCCATCTACAGATCGTTGCATAAGTTACTAAACGTCCCTTGCGTTGTTTGATCGCTGATTGGGTTTAGCCTTCAATGCAAGGATCAGTTATTCAGTGTGACGAAGTACTAGAGTTTTCGCCAGAGGACGTCGGTCATGGTGCCGTCGTTGACGGGTGAATTGACGGATGCGGTGAGGGTGGTGCCGGATCCTTCGTCTGCGTTCCACTGCTCGATCGTGTTACCGTCCACGGCCGGTGGGGCGTCGCGTGCTGGGGGCGTGAAATCGACCTCGTGGCTGTAGCGGTCGTTATCGGAAATACGCACCCATCCAATGGCGGCTTCCACGTGGCGCGTGATGCGTGAGCGGCCAATTTTCAGCGTGTAGACTGCATCCGAAACGTAGGCGTCAATCCCGGCTCTCTGGAGGGAGTAAGAAGACACCCAGGCGCCATCGATGGCAATGTAGGGCTTTCGGTCGCCGGTGTCGTTGTAATAAACGGCGATGTGATGCCAACCGGTGTTGAGAATGCCAGTACTTTCTTTATGAGCGGCGGCTTTGGTCGTGGCGCAGTTGACAGAAGCGCCTATCCGATCCGTTGAGACCCGGCCATAAATAAACCAACCATCATCACCGCCTGTAAGCTTGGCGATGAAACCGGGATAATCGTCCTCGCCACCGGTCCAGTTGACCCAAAACTCGCAGGTGAACTCGGCACCGCTGGGAATATTGTCAAGGGATGCGTCGCTGCCGCAGGCAACTTCACTTGTAGAACCGTTGAACAGCATGGACATGATGCCGGTATTCGCGAGCACCAGCGGCGTAAACTTGGCCAGGGTGGGGGTGATGGTGTGACCGATGCGTTTGAAACCAGACATCCTAGACATTCAAAGCCAGCCAGGCGACGCCTTCGCCGTCATTTTCGGAGTCGAGCCAAACACTGGCCAGGCTGCCGATGAAATCGAAGACGACAACTTCGTCTGCAGCCAGAAGCAGGCCGCTGCTGACGGTCACATCGTTGGCGCCGTCGTTCCCGATAGCGATGGCGCCGGCGTTGTCCGGGAGGGCTTTCACCAAAAGAGGGCCGTTGATGAGCTGGGACCCGAGGGCTTCGGCGGTGCCGGCGGTGGTGACAGTTTTTTGTCCTGAGATTGCGGGCATAGATTTATTCTCCTGAATCAGGGATCACGTGCAGAGCATCCAGTACAGAGTTTTTAACAGGTGGGGTGGTGTGTCCCAACCTGGAGCATCCCCTTAAATCTTGCAGGATTATTAGGGCATGATTTACCCTGCTCGTTTCATGCATCATCAACACTGGCCTGGTTCCACTCCTCGGTGATCTCGTTGATAGCGCGGCTCACGTTTGTTTTGAAATTCTGCAGGATGGGGCAGCCTTCGTACCTGCCGCAGCCCAGGCAGTCCACCAGGTCGTGTCGCAAATTTCGCATAGCCGTCCTCAAGCTGGCACTGTTTTTATGGATCTCTTCAGTGTCTCTCTGGACAACGCACCGCTGAGAGGCGACTTTATCAACCATATCCCTTGTCCTTTTGTGCGATATCCATCTCCTGCATCACTTCTTCCAGCGCCTGGTAAAAGGCCATGCTGACCTCGTTTTCCTTATCGTGAGCGAGAGCGTGTTGGGTTTTGTGCAGATTCATGATGCGTTGGGTGGCGCTGCCCAATGCGCTGAGCACTTTGATCCCCAGGGACAGGTCGTCAATATCTTGCGCCAATTCCAGCACGCGGCGCATAAGGATGCGCAGCATCCTGATCTCATCCTCCAGCGAGACACTTTCAACTTTCGATAAGTAGACTTTTTCGATGGCCTTGAACAGGTCGCCGTAAAAGCCGTTCGGGGGAGGGAGCTGTTGTTCCGAATTCTTGGGACTGCTGCCTGGCATAACGGTTACCTCATGAAGGGTGGATTAGATTGTGTAGATTTTCTTGTGTAATTTTTTGTGTGCGTCGCAGAAGCACACAAAAAATTACACACATTTCAGTACACAATCGTGGATTAATCATCTACTGCGCTGCTTTGATGGTTGTACCAACTCGACGGCAGAGCCTGGACTCATTCGTGACGTTGTTTGAGGAGCATACGTGGGGCCGGCGGCGGTCAATCGACGATCACGTCGATTCTCGTTTGGGCGATATCAGGTATGTGGATTGGTTGGCCGCCAGCGCCAGCGCCAGCGACTGCAGCAGCACCACCATCCCGGGCTGGTCGCAGGTGAGTTCTAAACTGAAGTAAGCGCTCCATTCCGTGCAGGCCAGTCCGAAAGCGCCCCCGGCGACAAGGACCAGCAGCGCCAGCATGATCAGGCGTTTATGGGTGGCGTCCAGGGCGGCGTACCAACCGGATAAACCGGGTACGTATGAAAAGAGCAGCGACAGCAGAACGGCGGCGGTTGTGGAAAGGGTTTGAGGGGTCATTTGGGTTTCCTTTGGGTGTATGGGTGGGTGATGGATTGATGGGGCTGCAAAGCCGCGTGGAGCCTGGTTGTTATGTTGCTTTGCCTCGCTGCGCCGAAACGCCGGGCCGCCTGGGAAGTGGTTTGCTCTTGCGGCTTCACAGCCCTATTGCTGCTTACAGTATAGAACACTTGTTCTATTAGTCAAGCCCTTAAGCGAAAAAATCCCTCAATAAGGTAGCTTTTTTGGAAAAAATACCTTATTGAGGGAGGGGGAATATACCTTATTGAGGGAGGGTGATATTCCTTACCACACCAAGACACAAAGACACTAAGGAACACCAAGTTTATTTTCTTTTTTATTATTTTTCCTTGGTGTCTTGGTGCCTTGGTGGTGAAAGCCCCCTCCGGTCAAGAGTAAGACATGCCAATGTGCGACAGTTGGACTGTCCCATAAACGCTCGAGAGCCGCCTGTCCGCCAAGGAATGAATTCCAAGGCTGATATAAAAAACCTGATAAATCAGGTTCGGGGAGGAACGCGTTTGTTGACATCGATTGCGAATCGCATTTGGGTGTGGCAGCCACATATTTCAACATGTTTTCCATGTCAGCCCGCAATTCATTCGCGGAGTATGGATGATGAATATATTCAACACTATGACACTAAGCACAAAGGACACCAAGGTTTTTATATTTTTTCTTCGTTTTTCTTGGTGCCTTGGAGCCTTGGTGATATGTGCCTACACTGTTAGGATTTTTGCGCGAAACAGGAGTGACTTTGTTATACTTAT